TGTGTATTGATTAAAGATAGTCCTGTAGCAGCTAAATCAGTTTGTGTATTGATTAAAGATAGTCCTGTAGCAGCTAAATCAGTTTGCGTGTTGATTAGAGATAGGCCTGTAGCAGCTAAATCAGTTTGTGTATTGATTAGAGATAGTCCTGTAGCAGCTAGATCAGTTTGTGTATTGATTAAAGCTGCTCCCGTAGCAGCTAAAGCAGTTTGTGTGTTGATTAAAGCTGCCCCTGTAGTCGCTAAAGCAGTTTGCGTGTTGATTAAAGCCGCTCCCGTAGTCGCTAAAGCAGTTTGTGTATTGATTAAAGATAGACCTGTAGCAGCTAGATTAGAGTTCGTAGCATAGGAAGCTAGCTCGTCTGCTACGTAACCAGTAGTAGCGAGATTTAATGGAGTTACAGTTGGATCTATGGGTGTTAAGCTCGTACCGTCCGCAGCATAGTATAAAATATCACCTGTGGATCCAGTGGGAAAACTAGCACCTCCACCACCTCCTGTATTGGTTATGGTTACCTCTCCTAATCCATTAGTTGGTGATATCGAAATATTGGTCCCAGCAACTATCTTTGTTACGCCTGGATCGGTATTGGTTAAGGTTGAAGGCGCATACAAGAAAGTACCATCCCCAACGGCAGAGAAAGCTAAGACTTGATTTTGAGTAGGTATGTGATTAGTAGCTACATCAGCTAAATCAGTGCTGCTGACTAAAAACTCTGCAAGTCCAGAAGGATTGTCGTTACTGTCATAGCTAAGAGCTAAAGGAAGTCTGTTTTTAATGGTCACGAACTACCTCCTATTAGCTCTTGTATTGCTCTGGATCTTTCTCTTTGTCTTTGTCCTTACCATTTAGATCTTTTAATAGATCTTCAATGCTTGAAAGCACGCTTGTCAGATCATCCTGATCCATTTCTTCAGGTTCATCCTCTTCGCTTTCATCCTCCTCATTCTCATCGTCTTGAGGGTCTTCATCTTTAGCTTCTGCTTCTTCTGCTTCAGCTTCATCCTTTACCTCTTTTGCGATATCATCAGCGTCCTTTTTCTTATCCTTCATAGGGACTTCAGAATCGCTGTCCATATCGTCGGGAGCGCCTAAAGGATCCTCACCATCTTCTTTTTCAGAGGATTCGCCATCCTCCGTGCCTTCTTCGTGATCCTCGATTTCCTCAGCAGCTTTTTCGACGGCTGGAACGAGCATCTTAAGAACTTTCCCAATTTTGCCCAAGTCATCACCAACTTTACTGAAGTCCATGTAATCCATTAATTGAGCTTCGTTTAAAGCTTCTGTATACCCAGCTTTGTTGAAAATCTCATTAATGAAATCAGAGAGGTCAATAGACTCAGCACCATTCTTTGTATTAAGAATCTCAATAAACTCTACAAGCGTCTTTTGAATGACTGAGTCAGCAGGAGCCTCTTTAGCGATTTCGCTAAGAATTTCAGACTCGGTCATAAGCAGCGTTTGAAAGCTCGGAACCTCATCAAGTTTACGAACATCAATCCCATACTTTTCATTAAGAACTTCAAGGACATAAGCCTTGACAGGCTTCTTCATTTCAAATATTTTGCTTGAAAAAGAATTTATATCCTTGGCCTTAGCGTCCACCTCATTCATCGAAAGTGAGTTCTTAATTATACTCGACAACTGCTTTTTATTCGATAACGCAAAGTAAGGAACGTCCGAGACAACTTGAGCAACTTGATGCCTTATGTTGTCCTCATCACTCTCATAAATCATCGCAGCAAGATCTTGAATTGAGTTGTTGTCAACCCAAATCTTATCAAAACTCTGACGAGCTTCTAAGAGTTCTTTTTGAATCAATTCCTTTCTGCAAAGGTGCTCATATAGGCTCTGCTTTCCAATTGTTTTTACCTCAAAGCTCTTGCTTTCAGCAATCTGCTCAACACTCATCTTAGGAAGATCAAAAGACGTAGAGACCAGAGTAGAAAGTTTAACGCCATTTCTAATACTAGCCGACTCCTTAATAAAATTCTTATCAGCTAGGAATTCAACTAACTGGTCCTTAATTTCATTAACTCGTTGGAACTCAGGAGAACTAACAATTCTACCTTGCTCACCAAATCGCTCAACCTTCTCTTCAAGTCTCTTTTTAATTCTCTCGTAAGACAGTTGCGTCTCATACATGGATAAGATACGATCAAAAGAATCATCAGCCTTGTTGTAGTCACTTTCCATTAAGTTTGAAAGCATAAGAGATACTTTCTTGACCGTAGCATCCTCAAAAGACTTTCTATCTTCTAGCACTGAGGCATCCTCTACAACGACCTTAGTAAGTTTAAGAGTGGGGCTGAAGGTGTATTTACCACTTATTACAGAACCACTTTCGGTTAAATAAGTAGCTTTACCATCTTCAACGTTGAAAAGTTCTACGTTTTCTCTGAGAGTGCGAGCTAAGTAGTCACCAATCTTAACAAGATTACTGAACTCTTTTCCTCTATTTTCAATAAGGTTAGTTAACATAGCATATAATTGTTATCAAAATTATTTAGATGTCGTTAGTTGGTCTTATTTATTAAAATGATTTCCTTTCGACATATCTTCCAATAGCTTGAGTAATTCGTCGTCACAATCAGCCTCAATAGCTAGAGATTTCATATTTTCAATATTGATAGATTCGGGCTGAGGCTCTGGACCTGGAGGAGGAGATTCTCCTTCTGGGGGTGGTAGTGCTCCACCGGGAGGAGGAGGAGGAGCACCCGGCGCCTGTGCCATAGCCCCAAAGACTGGGTCTTTTTGATCTCTTTCAAGACCTTCCTTCATATTCTCAATTTCATTGTCCGAAAGCTGATAGTAGTCTTTGTAGATCTTTTCCATCGGGAAAATCCCCAAACCTTTGACAGCTTGGACAACTCTAGCCTTTTGCTCATCAGTGTCTAGCTGTCTTTTTAGAGCCATGTCAGATGGGGCAGGGAGCTTGATTCTCAGTTCATTAATGAGAGTGTTCGGGAAGCCGCGAAGCATTAAGTGCCTCTTTGCTAAAGTTTCTAACCCAAGCTCAATCGACTTTTGAATTCTTGTAATAACTCTGGCGAATTTAACATCTAGTTGAGCTAAGTTAGCTTTTCTCTCAGGAGTATTATCCTTCTCAACAATGTAGTCTTTTGGAATCTTCATCGCTGCAAGGAGCTTATCTCTGAAGTATTTAACGTCATCCACCTCGCCAAGATTGTCAGCGCCAGGGAGTGTATCAATTTTCGTGCCAGACCCTCTACCATTTACAGCAATGTAGAAATCTTCATCGGCAGCAAGAGCGTTGTAGTTCTCTTCAATATTGCCTGTTTGACGGTTATAGCTTTTGTTCTTTTTGAATTTATCCATCTGCTTCTTAATATGCATTTCAGCCTTAGAAGCAGGCAGCGAGCCGGTGTCAATGTAGAAGATACGACGCTCAGGAGCACGAACAAGACGATAGATAAGCATCGCATCTTCCATCATCTTCAGGCTCTTGTAGGTAACTCTTGCAGCAGCAGCAACCGATTTGCCGTAAGGGTAGTGTGTTGGGTCAGAGGTATGTAACCTAAAGTGAACAATTTGACCAGGGTCCAGAGAAATCATTCTAGAATCATCTAAAACAGGACCGATCGACCCATAGCTTGAGTAATCACTCCTCCTAGGAATTTCTTGTAAGAATCTTTTCAAGTAACCAAACTCGTCTTCGACTCTGAAAATAAAGCTAGGGTTTAGAATTTTAATTCTTTGAATGCCTTTCTTAGCCGCATTAAGATCAATGATGGTTTCAATAAACATGTCCCCATACTTAACAACGTTTCTAGAGATGTCCCAAAGATAGCGAGTCATGTTGACCTGATCAAACATGTTTCGGACTTCGCTTTTTACCATCTCATCATCGGTTACAATATCCCAAGGGGTTCCATCAATATTTTCCTGAGTGCAATCATCACTGTAAATATCAAAGGCAGAGGAGATCTCGGGATAGCCATCCATATCCTCGTATTCTTTGTACCTCTTCTTCCTGTCATTTTCTAGCTGAGGGAGGATGGGGTATGAACTTTTCTCGTAACCAAATGTCGCGGGTATTTTAACTATTTGATTAGATTGAACCGCATCACCCTGTAAGGGTTTGGAGGGAGCGACTTGTTTCCTAGTTATAGGGTTTATGTATCGCTGATCCTCAAAGTCTTCTACTTCTCGGGAGAAGAACTTCTTGAAAAACCTACCTACAAGCCCAAACGGTTTATTGTAAGGAGCCTGTGGGTTGTCGAACTGAGTGTAGCCTTCTGCTCCCTCTCTTACTTTCCTATCAGCCATTTAA